GAAGCATCAATGCTTGATGTGGAGAGTTTAAAAGATGAAAATAAAAAGCTATGGGAAGCAAACGAGAGATTAAGAAAAGAGTTAATTCACGCATTAGGATTTCACGACTAAGTATTGACAAATAAAAGCAATGAGTTAGCCTGAAGTAAGTCCAGTGGACTAAAACTTATTCCCAGTGGGAAAAGGGCACTCATGGAAATTAAAGCAACCGACATTCAGTTGGTAGATATTTATTCATTAGTACAAAATCCAAAGAATAATAATAAACACCCTCAAGAGCAGATCGAAAGATTGTCAAAGCTAATAAAGTATCAAGGCTTTAGGAATCCTTTAGTTGTCTCTAAGAGGACTGGCTTTGTATTGGCAGGGCATGGAAGAATTGAAGCTGCTAAACTTGCAGGTTTAAAACAAGTTCCGGTCATGTTTCAAGACTTTGAAAATGAAGCCCAGGAATATGCTTATCTTACAAGTGACAATGCAATTGCAGCATGGGCAGAACTTGATTTGAGCATGGTTAATACCGAGATGCTTGATTTAGGACCGGAGTTTGATGTTGATCTTTTAGGTATAAAGGACTTTGTAATTGAACCGATTGAGAAGTTTGAGCCACAATCCGACGAAGATGAAGTGCCAGAGGTTGTTCATCCGATTACAAGAAAGGGCGATATTTGGTTGCTTGGTAATCACAGGTTAATGTGTGGGGACTCCACAATGATTGATGATGTTGAGAAGTTAATGAAAGGTGTTTACCCAGATCTGATTCATACAGATCCACCTTATGGGATGAAAGCTGTTTCAAAGTCATCAGTTCTTAAAAAAAACTATGGAACAGATATTCATGGAGATGACAATCCAAACATAGCTAAAAATGCTTTTTCTCTAATTTATGGGCTTTATCCAGACGCTAAGCATATATGGTGGGGAGCAAATTATTATTGCTCATCTTTGCCAGATTCTGAATGTTGGCTTGTATGGGATAAGAATAATGGTCAAAGTGACCAAACAGACTGTGAGCTAGCATGGGCCAATTTTAGAAGCGTTGTTAGACAATTTACACAATCATCAGAAAAAACAAACCGAGTTCACCCAACGCAGAAACCAGTTTCTTTAACTGAGTGGATCATGCATAGATTTAAACTTTCATCAAAGACAGTTGCCGACTACTTTGGTGGTTCAGGGTCAACACTTATAGCTGCAGAAAAAAACGGATTACAATGCTTCTCTATGGAATATGACGAAAAATTTGTGGATGTAATCATTAACCGCTGGCAAAACTACACTGGCAAGAAAGCCACGCTAGAATCAACAGGTCAAACATACGAAGAACTAAAGACAGAGAGAGATAATTCATGAGTGATAGTCCAAAAATGGGAAGACCACGCATTGAAATTGACTTTAAAGAGCTTGATAAGTTATGCGGATTGCAATGCTCATTAGAAGAAATTGCAGGATGGTTTGATTGCTCTATTGATACTATTGAGGCAAGAATAAAAGAAACGCATGGCATGACTTTTCCCGAGTATTTCGCCAAAAAGAGATCAGGCGGTAAAATATCATTAAGACGTAAGCAATATGAGACTGCAATGGCAGGAAATGTTTCTATGTTAATTTGGCTCGGAAAGCAATACCTGGGTCAAGTTGATAAGCAAGAAACTGAGCTTAAAACGAGTGAAATAAAAGTGGTCATTGATCAAGATGACAACGATCTTTAAAAAGACATTAAAGCAAGAAGAAGCCACTAAGTTAATGGCGAGTAATCAAACTCACATTATGCTATTGGGCGGTGGGCGTTCTGGAAAAACCTTTATTACAATTAGAAATGTTCTTGTTAGAGCATCTAAAGTTAAATCAAGGCACGTAATACTTAGGCAGACTTTTAACTCAGTAAAGACTTCAATCTTTCTTGATACGCTCCCAAAAGTTTTAAATCTATGCTTTCCAGATATGCCTGTTAAATGGAACAAATCAGATTATTTTGTACAACTTCCAAATGGATCTGAACTTTGGATTGGTGGCTTAGAGGATGATAAGAGGGTTGAGAAGATCTTGGGTAAAGAATATTCTACAATTTATTTTAATGAGGTGACTCAGCTTAATTATTCATCTGTTCAAGTAGCATTGACCAGACTTGCAGAGAAAAACACACTTAGAAAGAAAGCTTATTACGACATGAATCCAAGTACTAAAACATCTTGGAGCTATCTACAGTTCATTAAAAAGCTAGATCCAATTGATAATGGCCCTTTGTCTGATCCAGATGATTACGTTTGGATGAGAATGAACCCAAAAGATAATATTCAAAACATTGATGAGAATTACTTAAACCTTCTGTCTAAGATGCCCGAAAAGGATCGGCTAAGATTTCTAGAGGGAGAGTTTCAAGACGAGTCTGATGGACAAGTCTATTATGAATTTAACAGAGAAAATCACGTTAAAGAATTTACTGAGCATTTTGGGACTAAATTTGTGCTAAGCGACTTCAACGTTGACCCTCATTGCTCTCTTGTATGTCAGTTTGTTGATGGACAAATACAGGTCATTGATGAATGGTTTTTAAGAAACTCAGATACTCCTAAAGCAGTCCATGAGTGGTCTAAAAAATACAAAGGATCAACTGTCATACCAGATTCAACAGGAAAGAATAGAAAGACTTCGGGCCAATCTGATTTTGATATTATTAAAGCAGCTGGATTTCAAATCATGTCCACGCATAATCCGTTTGTAAAAGATCGGGTTAATAACGTGAATAGATGCTTGAAAGAAAATAAGATTATAATTCATCCAAGATGCAAAAAGCTAATCAATGATCTTGAGCGAGTTAGTTGGAAAAACAATGAACTTGATCAAAAGACAGATTCACTATTGACCCATATATCAGACGCATTAGGTTATGGTTGCTATAATCTATTGCCTCAGTCTAAACTTAATTTAAAACCTTTCACAGGAATAAGATAATGGAAGAAAAACTACTCGATATTTCTTACAGAAAACAAATTATTAAAGAGATTAAATCCGATGAAAATACTCAGCGTAAAGTTGTCTCTTATAAAAAACAGAATATGCAAGAAGATAACTTCTTCCAATACGTTCAAGAGTATTTAGAATCAAAACTAGATCCTTTAACTGTTAAAGAAATGTCCATCTTTGCAAACGTAAATCTTCAAAGAAGGATTTCTAAATCAGAAGCTTCTCTTTATAAGAAAGAGCCGATCAGAAGATTCATGGCAGGAAATAAAGAAGTGCCAGAATTTAGCTCTATCTATTCCGACATGGATATTAACACTGTTTTAAGGGTGGCAAACGAAGCTTATAAATATGAAGGGCAGTGTGCAATTCAGATATACCCTTACGAAGATAAGCTAAAGTGCAGGGTATTACTTCCACATCACTTTGACGTAATTGCAGATGAAAAGAATCCAGAGCGTCCAGTGGCTTATATTATTTCCAACTTTGACAATACTAGCAGAGACAAGATTGATAGAGCAGTTAGAAGAACAGGCTTTTCTCAAGGTGATAAATACAGAGATTCAATCAACCAAGAGATTGCTGACTACGATGATCAAAATTTAAAGAACGAAAGATATTATGTTTGGTCAAAATCATTTAACTTTGTGATGAATGGCAAGGGTGAGATCTTAGACAAAGAAACAGAGTCAGTTGTAATCGAAGCTTTTGAAGATAATGATGTAAATATCATGTCACCATTAGCAGAGACTCAGTGCCTTCCTTTTGTAGATGTTTCATCTGGGAAGAACTTTGAGTTTTGGATTAGAGGCTTTGATTCTTTATTCGATGCGACTGTTATGTATAACGTAATATTGACGAGCGAATTTCAATGCGTAGAAATGCAAGGTCATTCACAGCCTTACTATCGTGGCGATGCCGAGCATATGCCTGAAAACGTCAGGATAGGCGTTGATAAGATGATATTCATCCCAGTAAATCCAAATAACCCGGTTAACTCTGAGTTTGGTTTTGCTAATCCAGGATCAGACCTTTCTGGTATTAGACAATTTAGAGAATCATTTCTAGCAGCTTTTTTAAGCTCACGTGGTCTTGATACATCAATTGTAAGTGGAAATCCTACAACAAGCACAGCAAGCTCAGGCGTTGAAAAGCTTCTTCAAATGGTAGAAAAGTTTGAAGCAAGCCAAGAAGATATTTCATTATTCCGGCACGTTGAAGAAGAGATTGCCGAGATCATTGCTTGTTATATCTCATCATTTAGAGGCTTAAGAGTTGATGACTCACTAATGCTTAAAGATATTTATCAGATAACAGTTATGCCAGAAGATCTATCTGTTAATGTTGAGTTTGCTAAGCCTGAGATGATTAAGACGGAAATGGAAATGTTAGAAGTAGCTGCTAAAGAAATTGAGCTTGGATTGACTTCAAGAGTTCACGTTCTTATGAAGCTTAAAGGCATGACTAAAGAAGAAGCTGAAAAGCATATTCAAGAAGTTGATCAATACGCAGGTATTGTTTAATGGATGGAGTTAATGATCCTAAATATTCTAAGAGCGAGGTAAGCCAAAAGTTTAACCTTAAGAAACTCTTAGGATATGAACCAACGGACTATCAGAAGGAATTATTCTTTGAGCTTGTAGCTGAGAGAATAGTTGAAAGAACTTCCAGTGGTAAGGATATTAACGGAAGCAAATTTACTAGGTACTCAGAAGATTATGCCGAGAAAAAAGGCGTATCAAGAAACTCGGTGGATCTTATTCTTGAGGGTGATATGCTTCAGTCATTTGAACCAGAAGCTCAGAAGAATATTGTTAAAATAAAGATGGCAGAAGGGGTAGAAACTCTTAAGGCATATAATCACAACGTGGGCGATACGCTACCTCAGAGAACCTTTTTTGGCATAACTAAAGATAATGAACTTAAAAGAATAATTAAAGCAGTTGATCAAGAAAAGCCTAGTAAGTCAGAAAAGACCACAACAGAAAGAGCAGTTGATCTAGCAGAGCTAAGACGAGCAATACAAGAAACGATTGATCTTGAGATCAGAGGATTTGATGGCGAAATCAACAGCAACAGTTAGCATTAAGGGCATAAAGCAACTTGAGGCAAGGTTAAATAGAAAACTAAGGGTTCAACTAAACCGGCTTTTCAGGGATGAAAGTCTAAGAGACAAGATTGGCGAGATTGTTGTTAAAGATATTAAAGAAAACTACGTTTCAAAAAAGCCTCCAAAAGAGTCCACTCTCAAGTGGAGAGAAATCCATGACAAGATAAATAGCACTGATCCGGCTTATGATAAAAACTCAATCAAGGCAGTATTTACTGGAGAGTTATTAAACGACTTAAGAAATAATATTAAGGCAGACACAAACAATAAGAAATTTGTGATTGAACACTCAAATAATAAGCATTCAAAATATAATGGGCCAAACGGAAAGACAGGATCAGAATCTCCATACAATAAAATCAGTAAGGGTATTATTGAAAAGTGGAAGCATAACTACATGGTTCTATCACCAGAAGCCAAAGAAGAAATAGCAAATTTAGTTAGAGAAAAGATATTCGAGCTTGTTTCTCGGATAAAGTAAAATTGACAACTGCAATAAAAGGATTGACAATGAGTGAAGAAGTTCAAGCTCCAGTGGAGCAAGCAGATCAAGCC